CGCCAGTATCACCGCCCTCTTCAAAATGTTTGCGCACTTCTCCGCCAGCCTTTTTAGCCTCAGCGTCGCCTTTTTGCCACTTTAAGTGCTTCTCTAGCTCGTCGGCAACATATTTGGAATTAGCACCAACCCGTCCAAGGGTCGCTTTGCTGTTTGGATCCACCAAGGTCTTGCTGTCGGGGCTTTTCGCACCGTATCCAAGGGTTCCTAGACGTACGCTGTTGCTGTCTCCAGCTACTAGAGGGCTGTCGTAGGTGCCTTTGAACCCCTTGATCCAGCTAGGCTTGATGTGAAGGGGGTCTTTTTCGTCGTATTCGGGCATGTGGTACTGGATTTTGTTGTCGTCCAGATACTTTTGAAGTGCTTTAGAATTCTTTGCATACTGCGTGTCGCCCATTTGATTGGGCAGAAGAAATACTGGCTTAATTCCTGCGGCAGTCGAAGAGTCAATGATGCGCTTTGCAGCCCCGATCGTATCGTTTGGATTGCCATCGTTAGTTCCAATAGCATACACGCCATTGCCCGAAGTGGCTGCTGACTGACTCTGAGTGGGCTGAGAAGGTGCCTGAGGGGTTGCTTGGGGTTGCCTTACCGTTTGAATAATCGCTGGAGGGGTGTCCGCTGTCACTGGCATGGTGCTGCTGGATCGCTCCTTATATATTGGGCTATTCTGAATAAAGTCGAGAGCGGACTCTTGGTCCCCTTCACCAGTACGACGGATTTTCGAGTCATCCCAAATGCTACCACCGTCATCGCGGTGCTTGCGACTAGTAACGTCTTTCGCGATTTTCAAGTGGTAGCTGGTCATTCTAATTCACCTTGAGCGTTAGGTGAAAGGGCAGGTTCATTCATTTCTAACCGCTGAAGCATCGCAGGATCGACGATCGTGTTGGCTACAGCCAGCCCTTGCGGGTTCTGCATGGCGTCTTCGGCGAATTTCATAGCCGCAAGACGCTCACGACTTTCTCTATCGCGTTTGCGATTGATGGCGTCAAGCATTGAATCTTGCGCTTTAATGTCCATTTCTTGCTTTTTCTGCTGGATATCGGCAATTTTGATCTGATCTTCGACGCTAGGCTGGCCCTGCTGAGCATTTGGACCTGCCAGACCGCCACTCCCGTTGGCCGCTGCACGTGACGAAAGCTCCGCTGCACGGGCTTTGGCAACGATCGATCGGGATTCGGCGTCTTGCTTCTTGATCTTGATCTCTTCAATACCCTTCACGATCTCTGGTGGTGGGCCTTTCGACCCGTCCTGAGGTGCCATGAACTGTTCTGGATTGTCCCAGCCAGACGCTTTGAGGGCCGCAGTATCCACCGCAACTGGGTCGTAGAGGCTCGGATTGGCCGCTTGCAACTGTTTCAGGGCCATTACCTTCATCAGACGATGCACGTGCGAGGACGTGTTAGGGTCTGCTTGGGGGATAAGATCACACATGTTAAGTGCTTTTTCGAACTCTGCCTGTGACCAAGGACGCGAAGGGCGGTCATTAAACTGCCAAAAGGATTCAGGGTTTTCCCTAAAGCACTGGGCAAGCAGTTGAAATTCTAGCGACTGGGCCGAATGCATGCGCTTGTGCACCGAACTAAGCACTTTGGTGGCCTGTTCGATCAGCGCGATGGTCGTACCGACAGGTGCTTCCTGCTTTCCTTCGCCCACTGGCATTTCAGCAGTCCCGCCAAGACGTTGGCCGTACTGCGACATGTTCTCAGACAGGTTCATAAGGGCCTGAGAAGGCTCTTTGTAGGGCAGGGGCATTACCGCTTGGCTGATCGGCATACCACCCGTCTTAATTAAAGCTCCACCCCCTGGTGGAACACGAAAAATGTTACTATTCTGACGACCGCCAGCATCGGCGTACAGGAATCCTGGGAATGACGCGTACATACCCGCGTCGAGCATTTCGCGCCACGCGGCGGTAATTGCGTTTGTCGTGTTGCCTAGAATGTGCAGCAGACCGATTGGGTAGAACCCCATTCCTGGAATGAAAATGTAACATACAAAGTTCTGACGCGCCACTGGCATGTCTTTGGTAACTTCGTCGTAGTTGCGGACCACCGAAAGGACTTGCTTGGACGTCGTGTCGATCGTCACGCGGTATGGGACGGACAGACCAGTGTGCTTCCCTTTAAGCTTGTGCTCAAAGCCTTTAATGTCTAATTCGCAGTAGCACTCTAAAATTTCGCGATCGCGGTCTTCGGAGTTGTCAACGCTCGAAGAGACGCCTTGCACTTGGTCTTTCTGCAATTTGATAGGGTCAAGCTGTGTCGGAGAAGGCGATCCAAGCTCCACGTCGCGGTACACACCCAGAATCTGCATGCGCTTAACAGTGTTTTGGCTCATCATAATGCGATGAGTAACGCGCTTGGCACTCTTTAGGGTAGTTGCGTTGTTCGAGACGATCAGATCGTCGGCCTCTACCGATTCAGAGACGGGCCGATTGCGCATCGGGCAGAAGTAGACTTTTTTAAATGATATGCCGCTGAAGCCCAACATGAACAGCATGCGGTCAGTGTCGGGGTAATACTCGTCGGCGGTGACGGTCAGGTAGTGGTTAAAGTCCTTTTCGAAGTGATCGGCAAGCTCTTGATCTTCGATGGTGGTATTTGTAGAGTCGTTGCGAATCTTTACTGGACCGTCGGTAGGCAGCATCTCGGACCGAGCGTTGGCTTGAAACCGCAAAACGGCTTCCAAAAGCAACGGATGGCGTACCTTACTCATCCCTTCGACGGGCGCACCGTCCACCGCACCCTGCGACTGAGGCAAGTCGATCTTCAGACCGAGCAGCTTTACACCCTGCGCAATGTTCTCCATCCACTCTTTGCGGGAGTCTTCGTCGTGCTTAATGTCGCGGAGAAGATTGTTGGTGATCGAGGACAACTCGTCTTTGTCGATCCTGTCCACCAGATTATTAAACCAGCTACCCGCGCCCCTGTCTTCAACTTCTTCAATCGGACGACCGTCCAGAGAAATCGAGATCGACCCGTCGGGGTGCTCGATCTCCAAAATGTTACCTTTCATATCCATTACGGGCATGTCTTGGTCGTTGGTCTCTTCGATAATGGTAATGTCTGCGCCACCGAGACCTGATTCTTGCAAAGGGCCAAGCGGTAAATTGTAAGGGACGTCGTTCATGAGAGAAAATCTCCGTTTGGCCTAAGTGAACCACATTTTTAGACGGGATACAAGGGTAGCAGTTCACCACCGTTGTAGTCGGACATCTTGTCCTTAAGATCACGTGTAACTTCTTCGCCGCGCTGCACGATGTTCGTCATGCGCAGATACCGCAAAGCTTGGGTTACGGTGTCCACTATATCATCGTGCTTGCCCTTTGGGAATTGGCCACATTGCGTCATCACCATGTCGGCCCACGAGCGATCGGGCGCGTAGATCATCTTTTCGCTAAACAAGTGTTGCACCGAATACGCTCTGGCTACCTTGTCCTGAGATTTCGGATCGATCAGCTGAACCGCAAAATCGGTGCCTACGTACATTCGACGTATTTCTTGCGCCACCGAAATACCCGATGCTTTGGACTCGATGAGCAGACGATCTACCTTCATCTTCCTGCAGGTCTCTGCTACTTTCTCGATCAGCTCGTGAAGCTCGTACCGACCTTGCCACGCATGCATTAGCATTACGCGCTGGGACGTTTCCTGCGACAGAAGGTCCTCATTGATGTCGTAGAAGCTGTCGTGAAATACCACGCGATTTGTCTTGTTGATGCGATGAGAAAACACGCCCCACACCGTCATGGCCGAAGGGTCGTTCTCTTCCCTTGTGGTGTATGCTGTATCGATCGATGCGATTATATAGTCGAATGGCGGAAATTTTTCTGGTTCCCACAACTGCCACCAGTCACGCTTGAAGATACCGCCGCCCTTAGGCTCTGGTCGCTGTTGCAACTGACCCGCTGATTGGTAGGGTCCTAGGCTGCTTTCGAGGTTATCGATTTCCTCTGGACCAAAACGCTCTGGGCAGAGCAGAACGCCTTCGCGCTCCTCTTCCAGTATTTTTTGCGCTTCTGAACTTACCGCAATACGATCGCCCGAAGACTCGTCAACCAGTACGAGGGCGTTGCCATCATCGTCGAGACCTCTTGGGTCATCCCAGCCGATTTTGGTGTATGAATGACGGGTCCACTCATACTTCATGGGTAAGCACAAATGGGTCCAGTTACGCGAGTTTCTAGACATAATATGCCCTGTCAAATCGTCTTCGTGCAAACGCTGCATGATTACGATATACGCCCCTTTTTTCGGGTCGTTAAGACGAGTCGAAAGAGAATTATCCCACCAATCCAAAGTATTTTGGCGAACAAGGTCTGAATCCATTTCCACAGCGTTGTGAGGGTCATCGACCACGATGATAGAACCGCCTTCACCCGTCAGCGCACCGCCAACCGATGTAGCGAGCCTGTACCCGCCACTCGTATTGTCGAATCGAATTTTGGTCGCTTGGTCGGAAGTAAGCTGCACCCTGTCGCCCCAGCGATTTTTGTACCAAGGGGAGTCGATAAGGCGGCGACACTTGGTCGAGTCACGGATAGAAAGGCTTTGCGCGTACGACGCAAAAAGGAACTGCACACCAGAACCAGATGTGTGGCTCTTTGCTGATTGCGTCCAAGTCCACGCTGGAAACGCTACCGACACGATAGAGGATTTTGATGTGCGCGGCGGCACGTTAATCACCAAGCGACGAATATCGCCATCCGCCACGGCTTGCAAATGCTCGGAGATTGCCTCGATATGCCACCCATGGACATATGGGTTAGGGTCGATGTACTGCCACCCGCCCCGCACGAAATCACAGAGTGATTCTTCACAGTCTGCCTTATCTATCGATAACAGGGTTCCTTCAAGATCGATATTGTCGTCAAATGATGGTATCTGAAACTGATTATTGGTCATGTTCAATAGCCATTGTGTGCTCTATTACCCGTTCACGTTTGCGCTCTGCCGCCGCCAACAGCAGACGCTTAAGAATATCACGCTCTTCGCGGTCAAGAAGCTCCACTTGAACCGTTCCTTGAGTCTGGATAGGACCGCCATCTTTCCCAGTAACCTCGACACGTTCGCGAAACATACCAAGATGCTTGCCGATGTCCAAGAGGGCGGCGCGTTTGTCATGCAGCTTGAACCGCACACGCTTGACTTGCCTTGCGTCGTCGCCTTTTCCTTCCGTGTACTCGTCAACTACGATTTCCGAGATAGCTGCGGCTTTGTCGCGGTCAAGACTCGAAAGATCCACATAAGCTGTGCCGTCTGGCTGGGTCTTCATATAATCCATCATATTGGCAAAACCAATCTTCGCTAGCTCCTCTAACACCCGCTGAATGGTAATATTGGTCTTAGAAGCCGCCTGATCGCGCAGTTCTTGAATACGATCGCGAATAGCTGGGCGACGAGCCATATTGTTCGCGTATACTTCGGTAGTTAATGCATTAGAATTAGGAAGATAGCCGAGTTTAGGAAGGGCGTCTTTAGCACTCATACCTTCCGCAATGTAACGAGCGAACTGTTCATGCTTCGTATTTTTTAGAATAGGCATTTGGTGTTTCCCTCTGATGGAAGCAACGCATCATAACACACGAAGTTGCCGCCGTAAATACGCATACTACGAATATCCCCCTATATATGCTTTTTTGGAATATACTATATATGTCTTTTTTGGAATATACTATATATGTCTTTTTCGGAAATACCCTATATACCTTCTGTCGCGGGTGTGGGTCCCCAGAAAATATTGGCATTTCGTCGGAAAGGGGTGTTGGGGAATGGTTTGGCCATGATCGGCGAATGCTGTTTCACGTGAAACACGCGCCGAATTGGCACGAATCTTGCATGTTCGAGCGATTGGCACGAGTCTTGCGTATCTTGGAACACGGAACACGGAACACGGAACACGGAACACGGAACACGGAACACGGAACAC